ATTTTGCAGAAATATCACTAAAAGTCTTCTTCACAAAATCAGCAATTCCGCTGGATTTGAGCCAACCTTTAAAACCTTCCCATTTAGATTTTATATTATTAATAAAATTCTGCAAACCAGTAACTTGCGGAATCTCGTCGTCCTCGGCAAATTTGATTCCAAAAAAATTACGAAGCCAATCTTTTATTTTACCAATAATATCTAATCCATTCCACCAGCGCTTAAACATCCGCCATCTAAGACCGATTGTATGCTTCAATTTTATAAAACCAGTAAGAAACGGTGGGTCTTCATCACCGGTTTTAATACCCCAAAAATCTCGAAGCCAATCTTTAAATTTTTTAACAATGTCAAGATTATTAAAATCTTTCCACCAACCACTAAGTTTTTCTTTCCATTCGTTTAATTTCTTATACAGATCAAAACTCGAAAGTCTTTCTTTTAAATTATCAAGCCAATTACCAAAACTAACAACAAGCCCTGTATCACCATTTTTTTCGTCTTTTATTCCAAAAAAATTCTTAATTGGTGTAGTAATATACTTATCGATCAAATCACTCAACCCAATATCTTCAAAAAACTTAAACAGATCATCAAACCAGCCACCAAAAATCTCCTCAAATGCCGGCCACTTCTCGAGAAACACAGCGGAAATATCTGATACCCACTGTCCGAGATCCCCGAGAACAGCAAGTAATTTCCCAAACAGATTTGTCTTCGTCAGAAACCAAGACACGCCTCTTGAAAGAGCACCAACAACTGTTGTGACAACTTTAAGAACCGACGCCAATCCTCCAAAGAATTTTACCAAATTTCCGGAATTTGTTTCATCTTGGAAGAATGCGTTTATACCATTAAAGAAATCTCTTATACCAGTAGTAATATTATTAAGTTTTTCAGCAAAGTATTTAGAAGTATAATAATCGTCAATTTCTTCAGCACTAAACAGCGAACTTACTCGATCTCCGACTACTTCATTCTCCGACGCAACTTTCTTAAATGCTTTCTTTGACAACCAGCCCTCATCAAAAGATTCCATGAAACTTGTAGCGCTGCTTGTATCAATCTGAATCTCTACTTTCTTTTTCCCAACCATTTTATACAATTTGTCATTTTCCCTAATCAATGCACCTTCCTCTACAGCTGCATCAACCAAAGAATCTCTAAATGCTTTAGCATTTTCCTGCGACTTTTCAAAAGAACCGCTCGATCGTCCGATCTCGGTATTCATGGCCGAAAATTGCTCTTTAGTCACGTTACCGAATAAATACATTTCTTCGGTAAACGTATCAACCGGATTGTTTTCATCCCACCCAAGAGACTTAGCATATTCTATCTGCTCATCCGACATTGATCTAAAGAATGATTGCACATCCATTGCATCACGTTTGTCTGACAATGTTTTTTTAGCATCAAAGATCAAATCAGAAAAATTGCTTTCAGCCCATGACGTTTTTAAATCAGACATTGCTCCAGTATATTCTTCTAAATCCTTAAAAAACGTCCCAGTAACACCAGTATTAATTGCATCCTTAACCGACAAAATAGCATCTGCTAAAGCCCGAATAGCACCAGTATTACCGTTATCATCATATGTATAATCAAAGAAAGCCATACGCCCTTTAAACTGATCACCGGACCACATAGCAAGTATATCATTACGAGCTTCTGCGTTTGCTGCAAACAAATCCCACAATACATCCGTGAATCCACTCCAAGTCTCAATGGACCCATCAAGATCACCGAAAATATATTGAAAAGAGTTCATCCAGCCAGTACTAACAGCATCTTTTGTTGCCTCAATTGCATCAGTCAATGTCTTTGCTTCCTGTGCCGCCTTAAATGCTTTTTCGCCAAGCTCCTCGGAAGTATCGCCCCATGTTTCAAAAATTTCTTTTTGTACCGACTCAGACAACTCATATTTTTCAGCCATCATTTTATAAGACTTATCAGTATACGAATCCGCTTTTCTCGCAGCTTCGATCATGTTCATAACGCCACGAGCACTATCCATACCATACTTATTCTGGAGTTCATTTAACTTTGTTGCGAATCCGCCATATGTCTGTAAGACATCCATCAAAACTTTCGATGTGAACCAGCCGGTCTGCAGCGTTTCGTTAAAATTCTGAACACTTACTTCCTTGCCTTTGCGCGTATACGTCTTCAAACCAGTTTTTTTGTCTACTTTTTCTTTCAATTCTCCAGCAGCAGCCGCAGCCTCGATAGCGCTTTGCTTGAATTCCTTGGTGGCCATATTTGCATTTTCGATAGACTTCCAGTCCATCAATTTAACAGCACCAACGCCCATTGCTTGTGACAAATTATACATCGCACGGTTTGACTCAGCTTTTTGTGCACCAGAAAGTGCCGCCCAAGTAGCAATACCCTCCATTGCTTCAATAGACTGAGTAAGCCCTTGACCAACAGAAGTAAATTTACCAATATTATTAACCATGCTTGAAAAGTCATAGCTGGTTTCATCTGTAAACCAGTTTAACTGCTGTAATTCACGGTCAACTGCTTTCTGATCAAGACCTGTAGCATTAGAGATTGTCTTAACCGAACTAATTTTTTCTTGATACTTAGTCAATCCAGCAGAAACATTATCGAGCCCTGTAGCAAACTTAGTAATGTCATTCAATCCAAAAATATTACTCAGCTGTTTAGCTGTAGAAACAACCTTATTAATCGCAGAATTAACCAATCTAAACTGAGTAACAACTCGACCCATGTTTTTGAGTTCGGAAAACCAACTTCTAGAACCTTTTGCGGCTTGGCCAATATAATTATTAAACAGACCCGTATTAGTAATCATATCTTTAATGCCGGATGACCCTGCCTCACTTAGATCATCTAACGATTCGCCAAACTTTTCAACGCCTTTTTGACTATCAGAAAAAGAAAGAGAGTCCTTGAGATCCTCAATGGACTTCATGCTTTGTTTTACGCCTTTTTCAAATTGCTTGTTGTCAAATTGCATCGATACAACAAGCTCGTCAGCACTTCCAGCCATTTACTCTTCGACCTCCTTCAATATTTCTTCAGCCATTGCGGAAAATATAGGCCGAATAATCGGATTTATAAAATGAAGACCGCGAACATATCCACCATTTTTTTTGCCATGCCCACGGTCTAATAATATTGCGATATTTTCACCATTATTTGTATTAGAATTACTGAACTCAAGACCGATCTTTTCCTCAGAAACAACGATCTTATACCCCCAAGATGCTGCCGTCTTTCCAGTATCTTTTGGCGTGGCATCTTGCAGAAGTTTAACGCCTTGTTCGCCATATTTCTTAAGAATCGGAGTATAGCCTATATGTAGTGCTTTCTCCAAAATCATACGAGTTTTTTTAAACTCGCCTTTTTGCTGAATGCTTATCATAGGCTATAGCTCCTCTGCTTATTTAATCATTTTTGTTAAGTTCAGCCATAAACGCTTGCATATTCATACCGCCAAGATTGCTTCCGCGCAATATCTGCTTTACACTATTCTTAAAAGATCCTTTACGCTCAGCTTTAGCGGTTTCTGCTTCAGTAACTTCTTTAACAACTTGATCAATTGCTTTATTATTTTGTGAAATAAGGTAATTAACTTTCTGCATTCCATTTTTACTTGTATTCTTAGCTTTCCTGGCTTCATTCCTAATATTTCTAGCGTTTTCTCTCTTAAGCTCTTGAGCCTTACTCTCAATTTCTTCCGCAGACTTTTTCTCTGCAGCTTTTTGCTTGTCAATCAACCCGCGTACATCAGATTCATTTTGTAGTCGTCTCTTAGACCTTTCAATCTGCTTGTCGGTCATAGTTGACAAATCCTGATCAGACTTAACATGAGAATTTGTATTGTCGTCACTATCGTCGCTACTATTATTGCTGTTACTATTACCTTTGTCTTTTTTATTCTTTCCTTTAGCGTTTCCACCATTGTCGTCTTGCTTAAGTCCCAGAGCCTTCTGAATCTTATTAATCGATTCTTGACGTTTATCAGCCTTACTAATTTGACGATCGGAGAGCTGCGAGAAATCAGTATTCTCGTTAACATCTGTCTTTGTGCCTAGTTTGCGGTCGACGATATCAACAGCCTTATCCGTAACGAAATCGCTAAGTTTAGATGCAGCCTTATTAGCTACCCCCATCATAAACTCTGTAGCAAACTTTTTACCAGCTTTGGCAATAATGCCAGAATTGTCTTCTCTGGATTGCTTCTGGAGTCGCGCATATTCTGCTTCTTTCCGCGCTCTCTGGATCTTTGCATCGAGCTCCTGATCGCTCAACTGACTCGCACTTTTGGATTGAATGTCTCTACCCCAACGAGATTTCTTAGCATCCTTTGTATCTCGATTTTGTTTTCTCTTCTCGGCCACGGATTCATTATACTTCTTGCCCTGATTAATCGCTCTATTCTTAAAATCTTTCAGTCTACTTACAACCGTTTTTCCGCTATTACCTGTGGCACCATATCTGGCTCTGCCGGCCTCAGTCCAAGAACCATCTTCGTTCTGAAACCGTCGAACGCCATGCTTTTGACCTTTAATGCCATGATGATATAAGTAATCCCCATAATAAATTACTCGCCGTTCTTCATCCATAAATATAATCACCCCCTACTCCCCATTTTTGCTCTTCTCGCAGCATTTAACGCCGCATTAGATTTCATTATATCTTTCTTACCCATCTTCTTACTCGGCATTTCTTTCTCGTTACAAACTCGAATTAATGTGAGCAGGCGGTTCAAATGCCATTTCTGACACTCGAATGGTATATCTAGCGACACCATCCAGTAATAAATTATTTCGGCAGTGATGATCTGCCGTCTTGATGGACCACCTTTTTTATTATCTCGAAATGTTGTCGCCGTCATCGGATCATCTATATAATCCGTTACTTTCTTAAGTTGCGCATATGTAATGTTATCATACAATTCAGGCCTGACGTTTTGGGTCAAGGTCATACATCTAATGTAATCTATTGTTTCTTTTTCTGTCTTCTCTTTATTACTAAGAAATGGTTTGTGCCATTTTGATTCCCATTTGGATACAGAAATCAGAGAATGCTCCAGCTGAATAGTTTGACCTTTACAGCCTTTTCTAGTAACAAACTCTCCAATTCGTTCATCATAATATTCGCTATCAGGAACATCTGGAATTTCCAACTGGAGCATTTCTATACACCTCACATATATTACAGACTAGCGCCAAGATTAGCAGCAGGGGTAATATTAACTACTTCCTGAGCCTTTTCGGTAAGCTCCTTCTGAGCCTCCTCAGTCAAATCTTCTTCTCTAAACGGAAGAATACCCTGAATAAACGCAGCAGCCTTCTTATCATCGTTGATGATCTCCATGACAAGTTCGTTAAATGCTTCTGTCTGAGAAAAAGCCTCGGACAATTCCTTAGACTTCACAAACCGCTTACCATCTACAGACTTCTCGCCATACGCCTTCAGGATAATTTCCTTGAACAAATCGAACAGGCTCTTACGATCCTGTGCTTCAATGATTGCCTGAATATGGCCGGTCAAACCCCCATTAACAGACAATTCCATTTCAGTAATTTCAACCTTGTTAAGATTAAAATAATAATTTTCAGTACGTTCAGTACCATTGTAATCAGTATAAGTAATCGTCTTCTTAAGCATATTTTCTTTCCTCCTTAAATATCACCAAAATAGTAAAAAAGAGGGCGCCTGACATAATACCAGACACCCTCAACAGGTTTAATTACTCGCCGGCAAACAGTTCCAGAATCTCGTCAGGCATGGGCAGACGGGCTTCGGCACTATCAGTTCCGTACAGAATATCTTCCAGCGCCGCGACTTTCGCTTCAGCAGCGGTCAGCTGTTCACCGCTCAGTCCCTTATACAACCGAGCAGTATCAATCGTGATCAGGCTAGTCGGCTTGTAGCCAGTAACCGCCACAGGATTGGACGTGTACTCCCAGCTGAACGTAATAGCATCAGGAGAATCGTTGATCGTTTCATAAGAACGCTCAGACGGGCTAGCCGTGCAGTTGTACACGATATGAATCTTGTAACCATCGTCAATCTCAGAGTCGATATCATTACCCTGCTCAGTACGATAGCACAGACCAAACGCACGGCGAGCCTGCTGGCCAACATACACACCGGCAGACGGCACGACAGAACCATCGCACTCTGCCCATTCGTCCGGATAAGTATACGCTTCGATCGTGCCGCCAAAAGTCTCAGCCGCACGCAGAGTCGCATACTTAATGTTGTCGGCCCACAGGTCATTCGCATCAGCGCCTTCAGGAGACTCGGACACGGAAGTCAAGCCATTCCAGGCCACGCCAGTCTGGTATTCGCCATTTACGATCTTATACAGAACGCCCTTGCTAATACCTGTTTCATACCACCGTTCACCCTGCTTATCCCATTCGAGTTTAGCCATAAGTTAAACACCTCCACTTAATTGTCGTTTTGTTTCAGTTAAAAGTATAACTGAAAAGGAAAATGATGTAGATTATCTGCGGTGTATGGCCGCTCGGCTCTTGCGGTCTGCAACGCAGCAATCTTCGAAGGAATTTTAGAATCCGGATCTTTGTCGATCACGACTACACGATACTTGCCGCTGAATCGGTAAGGAAAATTATTGGCGTAAGTCGTTCCGGGAGCCTCCTGCTCATAAACGATGCAGGGGTATCTGATTTGGACGGATTCAGGAGGCTGAAAATACACATACCTAGTTCCCAAAGCTTTACACAAAATTTCATGCAGCTCAAGCCTCGTTCCTGTTCCGCT